GCTATGCGTCCGGTTTGCCTCCTTGTTCGGACGAAAAATCTACGCCAATCTGACGGACTTCATTTTATCAGCGATTCCTTGACAATGAACATTCCATATTGATACAACAGCTTATACATAGAGAGGAGCTAAACCATTATGACGACACTTGCCGTCCAACTCAATGACACGAATGCCCGCATCCTTGAAAACTATATCAAAGTACGAAATATTACCGTCACGGATTGTATCAACGAACTCATTGCAGGACTGCATCAAAAGGAACAAAATGAATACCTCTCCATGTTAAAGCAGAGTGACAGCGACCTGCGTGACGGACGCACTGTTACAAAAACCTTTGCCGAGCTTGAGACAATGGAGCATGAGTAAGATCACCTTTACCGAAACCGCCTTTTCCCAATATCTCTACTGGCAGACACAGGACAAGCGAACCCTGAAGAAAATCAACCAACTCCTGCAAAGCATCGACCGTGATGGTGCGCTAGGTGGAATTGGAAAACCGGAACTTCTAAAGCACCTTGGAGGCGATTACAGCCGCCGTATTGACGAGCAAAATCGCCTTGTCTACACAGTCACAGAAAACACGATCATCGTCAAAGCCTGCAAAGGGCATTACGAGAATTGAATACCCTCGCTCGGACGGCTCATGCACGACTTCCTTTGCAGTGATCCGAACGATATGTATAGCGAAGTGCTCGCCGAGCGCGCGCGTTTTTTCAAAGAAGATGAAAAGGGGGTAACAGCTATGTGCAGGGTAATGGAAGAACTGTATAACGAAGGTGTTGCGGAAGGAACTATGCAAGGAGAGGTGCGCGGTGCAGAGACAGAACGCCTGAAGAACATCAAGAGCCTGATCCAGCGCATGGGAATCTCCGCCGAAGCCGCGATGGACGCGCTGAGTATTGCAAAAGACGAGCAGGCCAAGTACCTGGCACTCCTATAACGGAGAAAGGTGCATCACATTCCCCAAAGAAGTGATGCCCGTCCGCTAGGGCATTGTCCCCTCGTCCGCCCTGTCCATGCAAATAACATGGTATGGATAGCCCCATAGACATGGATATTCTGAAAAATGGCGGCGGACAAGGGACAAAGCTAGCTATTTCGTTCGCTGAGGAGGAGATCACAGCCCTCCTGCAAAGACCTCAAAAGTGATGCACAAACGAATGCGAGGATGCTGCACGGCATCCTCTTTTTCTATGTCGTAGTCGCAAATTTTACAGCCTCAAAAAACGAGTTCAAAATCTCTAGTGCCCAAAATGTGCCCAAAATCCTATTTTTCGCCCCAAAATGGACACAGAAAAGGCTTCGTGGAAATCTCCACGAA